CCCCCATCAAGTGTCTGTCTTATAAATCCAGAAGCTACATTTTCAGCTACTAAATTCCATTGCCCTTCTTGGCAAGTTATTAAAACCGGATCAGCCATAATTATTCCTCCACTGTTTTTGATTCACTTTTAGACTCAGTTTTATTTTCAGAAAAACTATAGCTAGTTTTTTCAAGCCTGACAATAGGCTCGTTAGCTGTAGCTTTCATTTTATTTTCTACAATTTTTCTTTCTACATTTTCATTCCAATCACCGCCACCTCTTTCAGCAGCAATTTCTGCGTCAGTTTTCCAAATATTATTTGAATCAATTTCTGCACCTTTTGCGCTACGCAAAGGATCTATATCTGGTCTTTGTGGACCAGTCCAATAAGCATTAGTCCATGCATCTTGAATTGTTTCATCTTGCCAACCAGGCGCATCTATATTATTATTATCAATTTCACCCCATAACCACATTCTAAAAATTTCATCTTCATAATCAACTGAATGATCAAATCTTAAAGTCATTACTCTATTCCAAAAAACTAACAATTCACCTCTAGCCGCAGAATAAGAACCATTGAAATCATAATCTGCAACTGCCTTAGACATTCCTTTCGCACTATAGAGATTCCTTTTAACAGCATTGAAAAAGGTCTCAAAATTTGCTGTTGGCCTTTTTGTATCAAAACTATGTAATTTTTGACCCTCTCCCATATTTTGTGTAATTATACCACCATGTGAAAAATCAGTACTGTTTAATTTTGCTTCAAATTCAGCTCCGGTTACTCTTTGCGATGTTGTAGCAATAGTTGAATTTATTCCACTTATTCCTTCTTTCGGAATAGTCTTTTTAGTTTCTCCACCAATTTCTGTTTCAACCCAAACAGCAAAAAGAGCGTTAATAACTGCCGCTTGAATTTCTAAAGCCTGAAAATCTGACAACTTGGTTAATTCTGATATTATTCCAGCGAATATGCCAACACCACGGCGACCATGACCCAATTTATTATGAATAACAAAAGTTCTGCCACTCTTAACACCAAAACGTGGAACTCTAACAGATTTACCAGTAGTAGCATTTAAAATATGATATGCAACCGCTGCACCTTTAGAATTGTATTCAATACCATCTTTTTCAGTATTCCCCTGTGCTACTTTAGAATCGATTCGTTTAACATTTTCAGGTTTTATTATCTGTACACTTAATGGATTTCTTTTCATAGTAGCTGAATATCGCAAAATAACAAAATATTCACCATCAATCAATAATTCACCAAAATTATACCTCGAACGTTGATAATGATTCTTTTCTAAGATATAATCACTTTTTTTTGATTTTGCCCATAATCTATAACGAGATTCAATATTTTTAATAATTTTCTGTCTTTCTTCAGGAGTTGATGGAGATCCAGGGATTATGTCCCATACCGGGTTAGATTGCAATTCTAACTTAGGACCAATAACCAAATCAACAAAACGCCCTTGCATTGCTTGAGCTGCTGGACTTTCCCAATAAGCAATTCTTGATATTCGTCTTGCATAATCAGTGTTACTTTGCCATATATCAGAACTATAAGCTGATCTATTACCATATAATTCATCATTCAATGACATTGTAGGCTTTTCTGCAAAAGCAATAACCGCATCAAGAGCTTTCTCTTTTGCTTCTGTCATTTTTTCGATTGCGTGAGTTCTTTCACGAATCATCTTTGTTTCTGCTTGAATTTTTTCAGATTTTATTTTTCTATAATTGGCTATATTAGATATCAATGGTATTCTCATTTTATACCTTTGGAATTACTGGATTATAATTTGCAGCGACTAAATCAGCCGTTGAACTTTCTGCACCAGTTAAAATATTTTTCGCTTTAATATAAACGGCAAGATCATTTCTTAATTCAGTTAAATTAACCCTTTCAACTTTCTGGCGAGCTTGCATATCATCAAAAGAATCAGATTTAGATTGTCTAGCCAATTCTATTGCTTCCTTAATGGCAGTTATTTCATCTTCAATTTCCTGCAAAGTATAACAATCAGCAATATCACGAGGCTGTAATAACATAGTTCACCTTAACTAATTTATTTTATAATTACAAAACTATAACAATACTATAATTATAATGATTATTTTGTCAATAATTTTTCTATCAATAAAAAAATATCTAATTTTCAGACAACAACATTTCTTCAATAGCATCAAAAAACACATTCGCATCCTCTTGTATTTCTGGTTGTTTCTGTAATTTTCTTTGCTGATTTAATAAATAAAAATACTTATCCATGGCATATTGCAATGCGCCCATTCCCATCTTAACAATATCAAGAACCTCATTCCTACGTTGTTTTGTATTTAATATCTTGATTCCCTTAGTAACTCCCTTTATCTTGATTGGTACAATTTCTTCAGCTGTTAGCTGTTCATAGAATTCTGGACCATATTCATAGCTAAAATGCAAATAATACCCTGGAAACACACCTGGACCTTGTGGCCTTTTACGCAAGATATTATATAAGCCTCTTTTTAATTCTTGATCATGCAATCCAATTACAGGGGTTTTTATATTACTCTTAAATTGTTTTACAATCTTGTCCTGTGTTTCCCTTGATTGTATAGGATATACGCCAGCAATACCATCTGGATCATATGGGAATCCATCACAAAATAGATCCACTGTGTCACTTAGATACTGAGAATCTATAAAAGCAATCATGACAGGTATTTCTTGACCGTCCTCTCTTGTATATTTAGCTAATATCTTATCACTCAAATTTTTATAGCACTTATCTTCAACAATAGATGGATCACCCTCGAAAACCCAATAATCAATACAATAGCCTTGCTTACCCCTTCCCCATCCAATTAAAGCGGCTTCAATTCTATCTTGCTGTATATCAGCTTCAATAGTCAATAACAAGACTTCTCTCTTGATATGACCTCTTGGCCATTGCTCAAATTCTTGTGCGATTTGCAATAAAAAATGCTCATTTGGTTTATGATCGCTTTCCTTCCATGTCTCAGCCATTACATCATTCACAAAATCAGGTAGCAAAAATGGATCATCTTTCACATTTTCCCATTCAAGGCAAATTTCTAGCCATGATCTAAACCCATACCAACCCGGGTAAACATACGATCTAATAAAAGGTCTTTCTGGTTTTTTCGACGGTATCCATTCAGCTGTTCCCCCTCTGCCTTTTTCTAATAATAAATCATATTTATCTTTTTCTTTAATTCTATGTTCACATTCAGGACATTCAAAATATGTAGGATCTTTGTGGATTACATCAACATCATTGATTGTTTTCCACTGTATATCTGGTTTACCATCTTCTGTCTTTTCCCATTTAAAATTATTCCATAAAAGCGGGTGCTGAAAGTCACATTTTGGACATCTAATATGATAATATCTTTTATCACCCTCTTCAACTTTTTTAGATATTCTTGATGTTGTTTCATTTTTTGGAGTTGATCCGCCAACTACTTTTTTTAAATTCAAATATGAATCAGCACGCCTTAAAGCCTTCAAAACAGTATCACCAGTATCATTCCCCCTGCTAACAAGTCTTTGTGGATAAACATCCATCTCATCAAATTGAATAATTCTTGCTGGGAATGATCTCAACTTGGATTCTGAGTTAGGACCAACAAAGCGCATGAATGTGCCGCCATAACTTTTTGAATCTGTTCTGTCACCTGTAGATTTTCCACGCCTTTTCTGCACATTCGCTTTAATTTTACCTTGAAGCCCTGCAGATAAAATCATTTCATCTACTCGTTTTTCGGCTTGCTCTTCAGCCATGGTTTGATCACCAGAAATATAAATACTTGGTCCAATACCATGTTTTATACAATAACCCATATGATTTTCAACTACACCAACAGTATAACCAATTTGAGTAGCTTTTATTATATAGACTTCAAGAACAGGTGAGCTATCACTGAGACAGTCTGCTATTTCTCTTAATGCGGGTGTCACTCTCCAATCAAAAGGACCAGGATTAGATGTCAAACCCTTTCCAATTGATCTATCATTCTCGGCAAATTCTGAGACTGTCTCAGTGATATTATACTCTGGAAAATCATCTATTCTATCCAATAGCCAATCAATCATATCTTGTTGTATATCAATTGGCAATAATCCCCCTGCCACATCTATACCACGAAAAGGCTTATTCATTTATAATTCCTTACTTTTCCAGCTTTCGCTGCGGCTTTCTTGAACTCTTTTATTCCCTTGGCGATAGGTTCAGCTAAAATTTTTTCCACCTCTTTTTCCATACCGATTCGATCTAATTTCTTACATATCGTTGTAGATATCTTTCTTGGAAAATCAACAAAATATGATTGTACAGTTTGAGACATCGAATCAAGCATCGGTATTAATATTTCCTTTTCCACTAATTCGCTAAGCCTAATTCTTAATTTCAAATTCAAATCTGATATCTCGCCTAATCTTTTCACATCTTGTATATTTCTTGGTTTGAAATCATCTGGATTCACACCACCAGTTAAAGCATGCTTCTGTTCATATTCTGCGGCTTGCCGTGTTTCTTTCTTACTCATCTTTTTGGCTTGCTTCAACATCTCTTTTTCAAGTCCTGGTATTTCATTAACAATATCATCTAAAATTTCATGCTCTTCAACCGGAATCATCTTTTTCAATTCATCAACTTGTTTTTTCTTGCTCGCCTTACCCCCAACTTTATTTTTAGATTTCTTCAACTCAATTTTTTCTTCCTGATCTTCGACTAACAAACCACGCTCATGTAAATAGCTTTTCCAATGCGGGTGGTCTGTATCAACTTTATTTCCAACAAAAAAATCATAGGATGATTTATTTTTTAACTTATTAATTGCTTGCTTCGACACTCCGACTATTTTTGAAGCATTAATCTGTGATATTAAGTTCATTATATTTTTCTTTTGCCTCTTTTAATAATTCATTATAATTTATATAGATATCATGAAATTCTTCTAAATATGATATTATTTTTTTTAATGCTTTAGTTAAAGATAATTCAGTTGTATATTTTATACTAAGATACCTTTTTATTAAAGCTTTTATTCCAAGAATATTTACTGATAAATTTTTTTCCCATAATTTTTCATAAATAATAGATTTATATTTAATGTGACTTTTTGAATTTTTATATCTATCTTTTTGTCTTAATTCACTATAATTAATTTTTTCTTTTCCTTTTTTTACAGCATGCAAAAAGGCGGGACAATCTCTTTTTTCTTTCCATATTTTTTTTTGAGTATATCTATTTCTTTCTAAATAAAATTCTTCTCTTAAATCTTTTGTTGAATTTCTATAATAATTATATTTAAATTTCTTTATTGTTTTATTTATTCTTTCAATTTTTTTTAAATAATTTTTAAATTCTTTTTCTTTTTTTTCTTCTAATTTTTTATTTTCATATTCATATTTAGTCATACCATATTTTGAAATATATACTTTATCTAAATTCTCAGAATCACTATAATATTCTTTCATTTTTTTTGACATATATTCTGAATGACCATCATGTCTCCAATATTGACCAGGCAATCCTCTATTGTAAAACAAATCTTTGTTATCTAAAACTTTAAATTTTTCAAAATAATATATTTCAAGTTCATCAGCTTTTTTTCTAAAAGTACAAATTTCTAATATCTCTTTTTTGAAATTTTCTTTCCCGTATTTATCGATTGCTGCCAACAATAATGTGCCACTGCCTAAATATTTATCTTTTACTAATTTTTTTTCTTTTGGCAATAATCTTTGTCCTATATATTTTTTGCCATTTATTAAATTTGTTGTTAAATAAATATAATGAACTCTTTTCATAATGCAAAAGATAATTAATATAAATAAAATAGTCAACCAAATTTCAAAACAGGTCAACCATCTTAAAATATCGTCAGTTCTTTTTTTCCGGCGCAGAAAGAAACC